ATCTCAGCGTATTTGTCCTGATCTTTCAGATCGTCACCGACGATATCGTCGAAGATTTCAGCCCAAGAACCGGACTTTTTTCCGAATGATTGCTTCTGAGCCGGAAAAATAAGGGGATATCTGTCTGCGATCCATTTCCGTACCAGGCCGTAGTTTAATGCGATTGCTTCAAAAATCTGCAGATCGGCTTTTTTCAGTTTCGGTACAGCCTGATCTGCTGATTTTTTATCGTATCCGGTTCCCGGAGTGTATAAATGTGCTATGAAATCACGTAAGATGTCCGGATTTGCGGTTTCAGCATATTGCATGTAGAAACTATCTACATAAATGAATTGTAAAAATGTCATGTCTGCCAGTTTGGGCCGGGGAGCATAAAGAGTGCCCAAGCCCGGGAAACAAACAGATTCTATATTGAAACTACTGGTCTTGGTGTCTTTTTGAATGAAGTCGAAAAGTTTGGCCAGTTCATAGACCTGATGTAAATTCATTTTCCGGACTATTCTTTTCGGGACATTGAGCATAACTGCAAGGAGGGTTGTATCGTCCTGACGTTTATGCAATGCGGTAAATTGCCGGCAATTCATTTCGCTCCATGTCGTGGGGAAGGAGGTGATGATCTCCCGGTTCCGGAAAAAGCTTTTATATGTAATCTTAATTTCGTGCATATCTTCTGAATAAAACTATTCCCAGCATGACTGATATCCAGAGCCAGACATTTTTATAGAACGGATCTTTTTCCGGCACTATGATTCTGGACTCCATTTCCCTGATGGTCCGTTCAAGTATCTTGATTTTATTGATATAAATGAGTGTGTCGATATTGATCGGATTCTGCCGGAGATTTAGCCAGGGCACACTATTGGTAATTCCGGCTTGCGCATAAGCAAATTTGGTAGACGTTTCCCAGGGCGGAAGACTAAAACGGCCAGACTGGAGCTGATCGAGGCAAACCGTATCGTAGACGATCGAATCCGATGTGATCCGGACAGTATCTCCCGGAATTTCTATCCGGAAAGGAATGGAATCCCTGATTGTGATGGTGTCCCTGACTATACGTTCGGTGTTTGTTGTAAAGGACCTGTATGGCCGGCAACTGGCAAAAAGGAGTAAAGACCCGAAAATAATTACACTTACCGGACCTTTTTTTCGAAGCATGGAATCTTTACTGAAGAGAACGAAAAAACCGCCGCAAATAAATACAGAAACTTCCGTCAGGGTAGATTTTTCCATAAACACCAGGATAAAACAAGTTATTAAAATTGCCAGTCCAAGAACTGTCGTTTTCCAATTTTTTAAAATCCTATCGATCATACTTGCTTGGTTTTAAATTCGTTTTTGACTGAGAAACAAGGGCAATCCTTATGTACTCCGGGTAAATCGCGGTGTCCGGTGATTTCTGCCTGTGGAAATTGTTGTTTCAGACTGGCAACCAGATCGTACATTGCTTGTTTTTGTTCCGGTGTCCGGTTGTCTTCAGGCTGATTATTGTCTCCTTTTCCTCCGGCATAGCAAATACCGATACTGTTTGTGTTGTATCCGGCGGCGTGCGCTCCTGGCTTTTCTATCGGGCGGCCCTGCTCTATCGCGCCATCGCGGCGGATGACATAGTGATATCCAATGTCGTTGAATCCGCGCTGAAGATGCCACTGTCTGATTTCGTTCACACCGATGTCCATCCGCGCATAGGTGTCCGAACAATGGATTACGATAAGGTTAATTTTTCTCATGTTTCCTGCGTTTAAGGGTTTGAATTATTTTAATGCACCACCAAATCAGAGCCAGGATCGGAACCAATGTTCCGGCAAGCTCACTGACATTGCGGAGACTTAACCAGTCGTTTACCTTAATCCAAACAAAAAAGCTGTTCAGGCCGACCCCTATGCTGTTATAGAGGTAATTCCATAGGTATATGATGTGTTCTCTCATTGCCAGGTAGTTTTTTTGTTTTTATTATCCCGGATCAGCGGATTGGTATTTGTCGCTCCGGACAGATGTTTCTGAAGCTCGCGTAAATATCTGTTTGCCATATTTCTGTATTTTGAAACCAATGTGTTGACCAGGATTGTATCCGGTGGGTTCTTTTCCCGGATACCGTCGGCTGCGACTCTTCTTTCCATCCAGATTCCGGCATTGTCTATGTTTACTCCCATATCTTCCATGGCGTAGGCAACAGCCAGACAGACAATAACAGGGCGAACCAGTTCGATGGTGCGTTGTTGTTGATCTGAAATGGTGCCTGATAACACTGCCTGCCGGAGTTCACTCAAATCAACGATATCGGATATATCCAGATCCTCGGCCCGTCTGATAAAAGCTTGCAAATAACGGAATACGATATGTCCTATTGGTTTGTAATATTGTGAGAAAACAAACCGGTCCGGGATCAGTTCTCCCCGTCCGGCTTTGTAATACTCAGACTCTTTAAATTCGGGGAACGAATCTATTTTGTCAAGAAAATGATTGATGATAAGGTCGAGCTGATCGAAACCATTTCGCCTGAAGATCTGTTTCAGGTCTTCCTCCTGATAACGATAGAGAGAATCGGTATTTTCTCCGGCAACCCGGGCAAATCCTCCGGAAAGCAGGAGTGTATTCAGGAGTGTGAAATTCTCATACACAGTGATGTTTGCAACTGCTTTCCGGCACATTCCGATTTCATCGGGGAACGTTGTCTGATCTTTTGCGATCCGGTTGAACAGCTTGGTCCCAAGCAGAGCGATTATATATGTGTTTTCCGTAGCCAGTAAAAGATTTTGAATCCGGCTACAGTCGTAGGATGATGCAATCTGAATGTAGTCCTTCAGTTCATCAATTAGCTGATCTGGGTTTTCTGAGAATAACATTATGCCAGGTTTTTAGTGGTCCCTGATCCTGAATCGAGGGTTGTTAATATTGTATTCCGGAAGCGTAGCTGTATGTCTTTTACTCCGTTGAACTCCAGCATTGCTTCGATGGGATCGAGCAGGTTCTGCCGATCGAGCCAGGCCATGGCGATGTTTACCAGAAAGGCTTCGCGGATATTGCTTCCGCCCTGATTTCCGGCATATGTGCCACCGGGCATTCCGGCACCCAACACATTCGGATTGACCATCAACGAAAACAGGATTTCGCTGTTTGCAGCTGCTGAAGTGACCAGTTTGTCGTCGGCTTTGTATTTGTTATCGAGGGGTTCGATAATCCATTGCTCTTCAGGTCTTCCGTTGTTTCCGATGGTGTAATGAGTGAAGATGGCTTTGTTTGCGTTCTTTGTATCTGTCAGGCTTTCTTCGATTGCATCCATTTCTTCCTGAATCTTTTGCCGCCGTTCTTCCGGATTTTTGTAGTCTTTTTCCGGATACCGTTTGTCCCAGTACGCATAAGGTATCTTTATATGCCAGGTCCAACTGATTTGATTTTCATAGGCTTTGTCCAGGAAAGCAGGGATTTTATTGGCTATACTTATCCATCCGGCTAATTTGGCAGCCCACCAGGCAGGCATAGGATAAATGTCGCTGCTGTCCCACTCGTCGCGGAGCGGATAGATGTAACTTCTTCCGGCAATTTTTCCGGCGTAGCGGATACGCTCGAGGTCGGCCAGGGGATCGTAGTTATCGAGGACTGGATAAACTTCGATATTTTGGGGATTAGAGATATCCGGCCATTCTCCGGAGACAATGCAGTTTTCAATTATGCCGTTACGCGGCTTTGTCAAACGGCAATGCAGGGCGTTGATGGCATTTATCCCAACGATCTGATTCCCTGCTATATTTGGGATCAGCTGTGGAAAGGATATCCCGAATTTCAGGATATCCCGGTAGGCATTTGCAAGATAACGCCGGACTGTCCGGGACTGAAGGAAATTAATAACCTGAGAATCATTAATGACTTCTAACAGCTCATTGCCTTTTGCGTCATATCCGGCAACTTTACAAGGAAAAACGCCTTGCCCCATGACAACCCGGTGCAGGAATTTAAGTCCGGTGCTGAGAACTCCGGTTTGCCCGATTATTGTTGCTGCTTTTTGTGGGAAATCGTTGGAAGTGGTCCAGGCGCAACATTCGTAGTTCCCTACTTTTACCGAATCTTCTACTTTTTCGGTTTGTACGGAGGATTTGACCGTTTCGGGTGCGCCGGTGGTAGAAGCGAAGAATTTTTCACCGTAGGCCATTAATGGGGTACCATTTCCGGAGGTAAGCAGCTTAACACTCATAACACAACCTCCTTTCCGTTAAAACGAATGATCCGGTCAATCCCTACCGGAGTGGGATGGCCGGTTGAGTTACCGTTTTTATCAACGGGAAGTACTCCCCTGTAACGGTTGGCTGCCATGTCCATGTTCAGACCGCAGCTTACCCCACGCGGGATAAATACCCGTTCGCCGTTTAATTTATCGAAAGTAATACTAAAAACTTCCTGTTCCCCGGTTCTCGGGTTTGTTTTAACATCCATTTCCTGAAGAACAGTTTTTCGCCGAATCGTTGCCATTATTCAAATCTTTTCGGCGAAAATAGGAGGGAAGGAAAGGAGAAAAAAGGACAAAAAAAACGGAGCTGCTTGCTCCGCTTTTCTAAACAGTATCAAATACTCTTTCGGCTTTTTTCCAATCGTCCGGAGGAGTAAATCCGCAGTCGTTTATTACTTCTACACCGTTAATGTTTCCGTACCGGCAATATATTTTCAGACAGTTCCGGAGGTCGGACAATGTTGTTTTTACTTGCGCCATTTCACTGCGTAGCTCAATATATTCCTCCGGTCGGGGAAATACACCGCGCAGATGGAACATTTTACTGGCCAGTTCTTTTTCTTTAGCCTGGTATTCATCCAAAGTTTTAACCAGGGATTTTACAGAAATCTTGCCGTTAACTGAATGCTTTGTCAGATTAATCATAAATTACTCCTTTCCTGTTTTCAATTTTTTTACAGTGCTTCTTTCTTGGGCAGCAATGACTTTCAGGTGTGCAGCGGCTTCCTGCATTTGCTTTGCAATATCTTCCAGTGCTTCAGCCATCCGGACGATTTGCTCATTTGTAAAACATGCCGGTTTACCATTCACCAGATATCCGTTTATCCGCTGATGGATCCAGAATTTTGATTTTCCGAAATAGTCTTTTGCAATAGATGCAAATGAAACGATATTGCCGATCCGCTGTAATTCGTTCATGACACTAATGTGCGATGCCAGTTCGAGGGTTGGTTGCATTCCTGCACGAGCAGCCTCTTGCAGCTCTTTTTTACGGGAGTCCGGAAGGCTTTCGAGTTCCTTCAGCCGGGCATCCAGATAAGCTTCTTTTTCGTCGGTTGTTAAACCTTCCATTCCGCGGAGGATATTGTCTAAATCCTCATTGCTAAAAAATGTTGTCTTTTTCATACTTCCTCCTTTTTTATAATCTTTAAAATGTGTCCCCCGAAGGGGACACGTTCCTGGTTTATTTCAGTTTAGAGAACTGATCCAGAATCGCATTAATCAGCGTTTCTTTTTCTGTCTCCGTCAGCCCCATTTGTTTCCAACCTTTCGAGTAAAGAAGGAAAAGGTTTTCCAACATTGCCCGGTGGAAGGTGGTGGGCTGATCGCAACTTTCAATAATTTCCAAGAACTCTTTTAAAGATTCCCTCATAAACTTAGTATTTGGGGTTAAACTTCACTACAAAGATAATAAACTTTAGTTTATTGCAAAAGTTTTTGCCGACTTTTTTCAATTTTTTATTCGAACGGGGACAAAAGTGTTGTTATTGAAGCGTAATGCACTGTTGAATTTTGTCCAGATAATTTTGTCGATAGCGTCGCCGAAGTGGGTTGCTTCCTCGGGAAGTACTCCGCTCCGGCTGCTTTCGCTTTTTTTGTCCTTCCCGAAACGGCCATCGTGTTCGGTTACACGGGTATTATTCATACTGATAATGGAAAATTTACACCGGACACCGTTAAAACGGATACCGGGGAAACGCGGATCTGCTTCCTTGAAAATATTTTGAATGAGCAGGAATTTATCGTGTTGGGGCGGCTCCATCCCCTGATGAACCTGAGGAATAACGTACCAACCGTTTGACTTCAGGCGTTCGATGGCCTGTTCGTTGTAGCTTTGTGAACTGTTTGCCTGCCGGTGATCCCCGTACCGGTCGCGGATGTAAATAACAGTACGTTCCTGGTGATGTTCGTAGTAACGACAAAATGAGTCGATCAGGGCATTTATCATCGTTGTGGGTGCCTGATCGGGTTTGACGAAAAATTCGTTTATAAAATTCTGCAATTCTACCTCAGAAAAAAGGCCGGTGACGAAATCAAAGTTCCGGGGTTGGCTGACGGTCAGGAGGCTGATCCGGGCACCCCAGTCAAATGAAAGTTCCAGAGGCTTGTGTGTGTCACAATCCGAATCGTAACGGCAATCCTTTTCGGAAAGCCGGTTCCAGTCGAAATTTGAATCTTCTGCTACGTCCCGGATAAAAGCGTCATTAGTGGCATTATAATAGATATGGCGGTCGGAGAGGGGATAATAGCAATCTTCTACTTTATCGATCACCATGTTCATGATCTCAATCAGGAAGGTCAGCAGCGTTTGTTTTTTATATTCCCGTCTGATATAGGAAAAGCCTACGTTTTGGATATTATCGAAAGCATTGGCCAGCGTGAACAGTGTGCCGTCTTTGCTGACAAAAGGTGCAATACTCTTTTTCAGACGAACCGTTTCGTTCCAGATACTTTTGAATTCGGATTCTGATTCGCAGTCGAGCAGCTCCAACTGTAATTTTATTATCCGGTTCCAGATTTCGAAAAACCGGATTCCGCGTTCTTTTTCATAGTAGTTGCCGATATCAAGCAGCCATTTTTGTTCGGCGGTGTACGGCATGGAACTGGAATAGTGGAAACCATGGTGCCAGGGGATCGGTTGCGGGCTACGTGGCCCGAAAATACCTTCGTTTCCCCGGTTGGTCGGTGATGTTTCTTCGTCGTAACGCTGTTTATTTATTGTCAGTGCTTCATCCAAAATCTCGTAATCGACGGATGCTCCACGCGCTGATCCGGCGCGGTCCTGAGAAAGAAGCAATAAGCCGTTACCATTCGAAAAGCTAATAAAATTGTCGAACTTCATTACTTTTTCGTAGGGTTGCAGGAAATGATCCGGCGGTCGGCGGTTGATGACGTAGTTGCCGGGATCTTTGGCTGAGACGTGCATTTTATAGCCCATACTTTCAAGTAGCTTAAAAGTGGATGGGAGTGTACGTGTGAGCAGCTGTCCGAAAGTCTGTCCGGTTACGGCAGTTAAAGCCCGGGGCATGGTCCGGTTAATCAGGTT